CACCTAATTCGCTAGAAGAGTGAAGAGGTCTAGTTGAAGTAAAGCTATTCTGTTCATTACCCCGTGCATCTTTCCATATAAATACAGGGCTTTGTCGTGTTCCTGCTGTTTCTACTGTAGCTATAGGTACATACCCTTCTATACCTCTGCCTACTAAGTTAGCCTCTGCAGCCCTACGTTTACTTAGTCCCGACATAGGCCTAGAAGGATTACCATTTACACCTCTATCCCTAGCATTAACAACATCTTTTAATTCATCTATAAAACCATTATAGTTACCATTATTTAGTTCTCTTAACTGACCGGGGTAAAAGCTACCTCTATTCCATAGGTAAGACTGTAATCCTCTTTCAATGTCTTTGTTTAAGTCATTTGTAAAGATATCAGGGTACATTTCTTCTTTTTCTTTTCTGTATCGAGCAGCAAAAGCCCTAGCAAAGTCTTCCATATTTTCATAATCTTCGGGCTGCATTCCATATTCATTAGCTTTTTCTTCAGTTATGCCATATGAGTATGTAGGTTCTAAGTCACCTAGAACAACATCTCCACCCATACCTTCTAATTCTGCCATTTCAGGTATGAAGTCATCTAAGAAAGAATCCATCTCCATTTCATCATACGAAGTCTCAAGGTCACCATCTTTACCATCAAGCTTTTTAGTTAGCTCGCCTTCTATAACAGGCTCTTCTTGGTTCATAGCTTCTTCTACAGCCCGATCAATAGCGCTTTGGTCTGGTGACATCAAACCTGTAGAGGGTCTGTCATCCTCAACAGGCGCTGGGCTTAGAGTCTCACGTAACTCACCTGTACGTAAGAAGTACTCATCGTCAGTTAATTCTGATACTGGCAAGCTTTCACGTGCAGCCAATTCATCAGACAGCATAGGTTGTGTTACAGATGTCTGTACTTTTGGACCAGCCTCACCACGCATACGTAGTAATTTAGCCAAGTCTTCTTCCATGCTACTTTGATAGCCTGCTGGAGCACCAGAAAAGTCCATATCCTGTAGATCTTCTTGTGCGCGTACCCTGTACTCATCAGACTTTTGACGTGTTGTTCCAGTCAGCCATGACCACCAGCTCCCTGCATCAACAGTATCACCTTTAGGTACACCCATTATGCCGCCACTATCTAAGTCACTTTGTGCGTACATACTTGCCAGATTGCTTAGATCAGCAATTGCAGCTTTTTTATCTTCGTTATTGGAATCTAACATGCCTGCCATTATAATAAGTCCTATGAAAATGCCCATTTAGCTGCTGCTTCTGCTACTGTGTTAGCTATAGCGCCCCAACCCGATCCACGCGCCTTGTCAATTTCAGCTTGGATCTTTGCCTCATCCATCTCGTTACGCATACCCTGTAGTGTGAGTTCTATCTCACGTTCCATTGCTGACTCTGCAGCCCGAAAAGCATAACTGATAGCATCACGTTCCATCTGTACAGCAGCATTGTAAGCTGTTTCTGTCATCTTATTGGCTTGAGCAGCTGCGTCACGGTTCATTTGGTTCTGAGCAGCAGTTTCTGCTGTCGTAGTAGCTTGAAACCACTGTGCGTTAGCTTGAGCAATTACAAGCTGATTAGTTGAGTTAAACTGTTCACGTGCAGCCTGCTGTGTAGCATTAAACTGCGTGATAGCATTTGCTTCGCCAGCATTAAAACGATTAATCTGATTACTCTGCTCTGTGTTAAAACGCTCAACTTGGCTAGCTAAATTAGCAAAGAACTGATCTGTCTGATTCTGAGATGATGCATTAAACTGACGTGAAGCGTTCTCTGCTGCAGTATCAGACAACAAAGTGTTTGTCATCTGTTGTGCTTTAAAGATAGCTGTCTGCTGTTTATTGCTTAGGTTAGCCATGTCCATCTGTAAGAAAGCTTTAGCGTTCTGTACTTGTGCTTGCTGACGGTTGTTGAGGTTAGTCAAATCCATCTGAGACATAGCAGCTGCATCAGCCATGACCTTAGCTTGTCGGTTACTCAAGTTAGCTAAGTTCATGGTCTGAGCCATTTTAGCATTCTCAAGAGCTACCTGCTGCTCAGCAGTGAAGTTCATGTTAGCGATCTCAGAGATACGTGCAGCATTCTGAACTTTGGATTGGAATTCTTGAGTAAACTCCATTTGTAAAAAGCTAGAACGCTGACGTGCTGATTCTATGGCAATAGCTTGTTTGTTAGATGCATCCATCTGTGCAATAGGTAGTGCAGACTCCATAGCGGCCTGTACAATAGCCATACCAGCCATAGAAGATGAAGACAAACCACGTGCAGCCATCTTTGCTGTAGCATTACGCATAGCCCCAGAAGCCCATGCTGGTGTAGCACCACCCTCAAAGTCTGCCATAAGAGTATCTAGCTCTGTAGCAACAGAAGCTGCCTCTAATGGTTGTGTGCCATAGATTTGCTGCACTTCTTTTTGATCAACAGAACTACCAGAGATAAGCTCTGCTTGATCCAATGTACGAGTAGGTGCACCTTCTACCTTTGCAGCTTCACCTTGTGCTGCCTTTAGGTCTAGCTGTGCAAGTTTAGTAGGGTCACCCTCTGCTGCAGTTACTTGTGCGCCTTCGCTTACAGCACCTTCAGCTGCGGTTGTTTTATCCATAACATCCTGCACACCTGCTTCAGCAGTAGCTGCAGTAGTTGTAGCAGCTGGAGTAACAATAGGGGCAGCGGCAGGGGTAGCGGCAGTAGCTGTTGTCTGTGTAGCTGTAGGGGCTGCACCTGCTGCACCCGTACCAGCAGCAATAGTACCAGCAGCCTTATCTGCATCACTAACAGTAGCCACTGTGCCTTTAGTTACTAATTGAGAAGGATCAGATCCTGTAGCTTTTGCTTGTAGCTCTTTTGCTGACTTGCCCTCTACAGCGCTATAGGCTGATGTAGCATTAGCCATTTCTGAGGAAGCAGTTGCAACAGCAGCTTGAGCTTTACCTACAGCCTCTGCAAGAGCACTATCCTCAGGAGAAGCAGCTAAAGCCTGTTGTGCTTTTGTTAGAGCTGCCTGTGCTTCTGCAAACTTTTGTTTTGATGCATCTAGTGCAGCCATACTGCTGGACTGCACGCCGATAGAGAAGCCTGGGGAAGTGTTGTCCGTTGGGTTTATAGACGAAAACTCGTTAGGCATCTGATCTATATTTGCGGTAATCCTGCCTAGATCTGGCTCAAACGTAGTAGGTGCCACACCACCTTCAGCATAACCTTTACTTTTAACCATACCGCCATAAGCCATACCAATACGCTTCTGAGCAGCCTCAGCCATCTTGCCTACACGAGCGGCAGCGGCAGGCTGTGATGCCAAATAAGCTGCTTGTTCATCAGCTTGCATACCCTGCATTTCAGGTATAATCTTACCCATCTGTTCTGGTGTAAACCCTGCAAACTTTTTAGCCATAATTACTTATTCCCTAACTGCATCCATACTGCACCAGCTATGAATGTTATAATAGCGAGTGTTGTTACTTTTACAAATGTTGACCAGATACCTTTACGTGTATCTCTCCATACATCCAATAGATCTCGCATTTCGTTGATGTCTCTAGCTGCACTCTCATCGTGCAAACCTAGTGCAGACAGAGCTTGTTTAGCGCCACGTCTTGCAGCCCGGTCTAGCATATCTTCTAGCTCATCCGGTGTCAATGTTATTGTAGACATTATACTTCTTCTTTCCATTTGCCTTCAGGGCAGGCTGCAAAAGGTATAGCTGTTTTAGCTGGCATAAAACACTTACAGATACTACACGCCTTAATTGCATTGAGATATTTACAATTATTACAGATAGCCATTCTGTTCTTAGACATCTCTAGAATGCGTGTGGGATGGTACTTGTAGTGTGTTACGACTACCACTTGACCATCTGGGTTAGTAACAGTTTCTGTCTCAACTAATTCTTCATTATTAGACTGATCCATAGACCGTTCCGTTGTCTGTAAGTGAAGCATATGTACCTGAGATGGCTGCACCACCCGCGCCTCCACCGCTAGCACCTGCTAGACCCCAGCCACCGCCGCTTATAGTTTGGTTCTGTGTGGAAGACAGAATAGAGCCGCCTTGACCTCCAGGGTTAGGGGCACCAGTACCACTAAGTCCCGCAGAGTAGGATATAGGAGAACATCCGTAGGGGTTAGTCAATGTACCCGTTCCTGTACAGCTACCTCCACCACCAGTACCAGAGCCAGCATACGCACCTTGCTGACCTCCAGCTGCTATGGTGTTTGAAGCATTTGTTGCAGTACAACTGATAGTACCAGACATACTACCGCCCTCTGAGCAGCCGTAGGGTGAAACAAAAGCACTTAAAGTCGTGGAGAACGTGTAGTAACCACCAGCAGCACCAGCTTGACCGGGGAGGGCTTGTCCAGCACCACCGCCGCCTTGGGAACCACCACCGCCACCACCGCCGCCAGCGATAAAGGCACCTGAGTTATTAGTGATATCTACTGTGTCAGATGTTGTGATATTTAAGGCAGTCCCGCCGTCTTGCGTAGCACTACCACCAGTACCCGTAATATTGCCACTGTTTATAAGGCTAACACCGCTAGGGAAACTGCCTGCCAAGCTAGCACCGTAATACAGAGTTACTCCTGCATTAACATTAGCGACCAGGCGTGTACTTTCATCCCAGCCAGCGGCAACAGCTAACGCTCGTATGTCAGCATTAGCAGTATCACTGGTGATGCTAAATGCAAACTGGTTGTCGGCACCATAGAAATCACTGAGGTCTATAGCACCAGACTCAGGAATTGCTGTTGCACCGGGGGGTACATATGTACCATTACGGTAATACTCAGATAAGCTGATAGGATTGGCCCCACCAAACTCTGTTTGTATATCAGATAAAGATATTGCTCCTGATACCTGTATCGCCATTAGATAGTTCCAAACCCTGTTACATCACCTACGACAGTTAGATTGCCTGAGGCGTCTAGCTTCATCTTGTTTGTACCACCTGTAGCAAAGTACAAAATGCCACCGCTTTCTGTGAGGGTCCAATCACCCAAGTCTACTGTGGTAGCGTTAAGGGTAGAGGCTGAGAAAGCTTGAGAGGATGAACCAGCTAGTTCTGCTTTGGTGTCAATCTCTGTTTGTAAGCCAACAACGTCATTTATAGAAAGGGCTTCTGTTGGGACTGTTGCAGCAATAGTGATATTAGATGTACCATCAAAGGATGCTGTACCTGTCACGTCTCCCGTCAGCGTGATACTACGTGCGGTAGCTAAGGCTGTTGCCGTATCTGCGTTACCAGTTAAAGCACCCTCAAAAGTACCTGCTACAAATGTCTCACTACCTACTGTCCACTTATCGTCTGCCTCATTCCACACGAGTGTTTTGTTAGTAGCAGTACCACGCTCAATCTCAATACCACCATTCTGTGTAGGTGTGCCTGTCTCATTAGAGTTGAGAACAATCTGATTATCTGAAAGGTTAAGGGTCTCAGTGTTTACTGTAGTAGTAGTGCCGTTTACTGTTAGGTTACCGTTAACTACAGTATTGTTAAACGTAACATCAGATGTAGTACCTACAGCCTGACCAATAGCTACTACACCATTTGTAATGCTTACGCCTGTACCACCACTAAAGTGAGCACGTGTATCAGCAGCACTTGGTCCTGTGTAGGTGATAGCACCAGCAGAATAAGTTAGGCTACCGTCACCACCAGAGTCAGTAACACTGATAGCAGCCTTAGCAGCTGCAGTAGCACGAGCATCTGTGTAGTACAGGTTGGTACTGCCTTCTGCTACAGTATCTGTGTCACCTTGAGTAAAGCTCATGACACCAGTTGCAGGTACGTAGCTTAAACTGCCTGTAGCAGAAATGGCATTACGTGCTCTTGTGTCTGTGTAGTATAGGTTAGAACCTTCTGAAATAGCTCCTGTGTCATGATTTGATACGTCTGATACTGTACCTGTAACATTACCAGTGACACCGCCAGTAGCAGTAAGTATACCAGTAACACCCAGAGTACCGCCAACAGTAGCATTGGCTGATACTGTTAAAGCATCTGTATCTACAGTACCATCAAACCAAGCGTTCTTAAATTGTGCAGCATTGGAGCCTAAATCCAAAGTGTTATTTGTCTTAGGTAGAACATTTACACCTGAAACAATTAGGTCTTGCGCTGGGCCTACCTTAGTAATGGGTGCACCTTCACCTGCAGTACCATCATGAGCGTGACCAGTAGATGCGTTAAACCCTGCCTCAATGGCATTGTACTCAGCATCAAAGTCATCTGCATCAATGACATTACCGTTAGCAATGTTGTTTGCTGTATCTTGACGTGTATAACCTGCCATGTTTTAGTCCTTACTGTCTATCGTTCTGTCTAAACTCTAGCAGGGCCGTGTCTAGAGTGAATGTAGGGTTTGTAGAGTTATCCTCAATACGGATGGCTATAGTCTTACCTGAGCCTATGAGATTCGTGTTATAGACCTTATCTAATTCACCGCCATACGTAGAGGTGTCAAACACAGAGTTAGACTCCCCAAAAATAAATACAGCAGTACCTGTACTCTCTATAGTCTGAGTAGAGGGTTGTATAACACCTGTGTTTGTAGATGTACCAAAGTCGTACTTGACGTTGATATCCAGAGCCATACTACCAGTAGGTTCTGCATACAGTGCCATCTTGTAGAACGACTTACGCATCTGAGGGTCAGACAAAGGCATATAAGGAGACTCATAGATAGCCTCAATAGGCTGAGCATCAAAGCTTGAACCTGTGTCTAACTCATAGACGTAGCCATCTGTGTTAGCAAAGGCAATAGTCTCAGACGTATCTGTATATCTACTATCCGCTACAAACGCCTTGATGCCGTATGAAGTAGACCAGCTAATACCAGCAGCACCCTGTGATACAAACTTTGTAGCAATTAACCCTTTAGCCGCTTTTGATTGCTCTGACTCAATGTAAGCAAAGATACGATACTGTGCTTTTTCTCTCATAAGTACGGAGCAGAAGTTAGGCGTACTTCCAAGAAATGTAGTAGCGTCTTTGGCAATAGGGTCTGATGCAATGTCCAACCCAAAGTCACCGATACGGTCAGTAGCACTTAGAAGGCGGATACCATCAGGAGCAAGATACATAATGTCACCGCCAACTTCCTGAATAGTGTCACCATTAACACAACCGATGCGGTCTGTAATAGGTGCTACTTGGAAGTCTGCGAAAGTGTTTCCTGTTATGCGTTTGACGCTATCAGTAGTAAACACAATAAGCTGGTCACGGAAGACAGCTAGACCTGTTATCTCATTAGCTACGTTGATAGAGCCTGCGCCATTAGCAGCACTAAAGTCATCTACAGTAAAAGGTGCAGTGAAGTATAAGTTATTACCTTTAGCGTAGAATGCTGTGTCCTTGAATACTGCTACATTCTCTGCGCCTAGTACATCTGTGCTACCTGTAATAGCAGTAAGAGTATTACCGGATGTGTTATATGTAGCAGGGTAGTTGTTACTATCTACAAAGATAACTTTATCATCACCGTCTAGGTTATACAGAACATGCTTAGCCTTACCACCAAGCAAAGGTCTTGCACCCATAGATGTCCATGTAGTACCTGTGCCGTAGTAGTACTCTGTGACGTTAGAGCCATTCTGTCTAGCTACAACAATACGCCCAGAGCTTATAACTTTGAGCGCAAGTATAGGGCCAGATCCGGGTACAGCTGTAGTGCTGAACTTCTCAAAGCCTTTGATCTTAGAGTAGCCGCCCTCTTTAGACGCCTCAAAGTTCTGCAAGATAGTAGCAGAACCCACAGCATTAGTACCCTGTTGTAGAGGGCTAAGGTTAGAGATGAGACCACCTCTAAACTCAATAGGGAATGTCT